TGCGCTATCGGTGTTTTCCAGGTCGCCGTCCCCGGCGTAGGTTTTGAAAAAAACCGGCTTCCCAATTGTGCGAATAGTGGACGTGGACGCAGATGTCACGCTGTATGTGTGCAAGCCCCCTGTATGATTGGCAAGGTAGATAAAATCACCATCGCCCCAAACGCCGTATGCAATATCGCCCTGATCATCGGAGTCGATGTGGGCTAAATACCCATCAGACAAATAGCCGCTCTTTACCCCGCTAGTCTCACTGTGTAATGCCACAACTTGTGCAGAGCTTAAAGCCTCGTCAAATATAATTACCTTATCTATGTGCTTGGTAGCTTTGGTAGCTTGGTAAGACCCGGAAGAACAACTGCCTAAATAAAGCGTGCCACTTGTTGACCATTCATTATTTGGCTGAAATGAGGATGACACAACCCCATTACAATAAATCACAACCGCTGAATTATCTTGCACCACGGCGATATGTACCGGTTTCCCCAGAGAGGTTGGGGGTAACGTTGCCGAAATGTCTGTGTTCACGCCGGATACTCTATAGCTTAAGTCTATTTCGGTATTATCTGTGTTTGTGTAGACTGCGAAATAATTGCTGGCGTCTACGTAATACTCCAATATCTCATAGCTCAGACCCGGAAACTCAATGCCCCACCAGCCCTCGATAGTAAAATTCCCGCTAAAATCAACGCCCTGGTTTGATAATTTTGTGCTATCGTACACAATTTCATCGTCTGTCGTATCAATTAGCACATCACAATCCCCGGCCACCGTTTCCAATCCTTCCCAATACGGCCCACAAACAAACTCAGCCGCCACCGCCTCCGCATAGCCGGCTACGCTATTACTTGTGAATGTATCCGGCCATTTGGCAATATCGGCGCTCAATACCTCCGTGTAGTAGTTGAGTTGGCCAAATACGGGTCTCGGTAAATCATCTAAATCCGGGTTGCTGTTCAGCCGGTGCTCAATCCATACCTTTTCGCCTACGTTCGCCTCGTGGTATTGTTTGGCCTCCTCAAAAAATCGCAACACCTCTCGCTGTGCTGCGGATAGCTGTGTGATAGTATCCCCGTGGAGATTGTATTTTAACGATATGCGCATTGCGTCGCGTGAACTGTTCAACCGCTGCTGTCCATCAAAACGAATAGACGAGCCTGAGAGCAACAGATTGAGCTTACCCGGCCCGGTAGCAAACCCGCCGGAATGTATGGTGATTTCGCCGCCAATAGAGGATAAGTCAAGCTCCCGTGTTGGATTGCGCTTGTCGTTGCCATAAAGCAACCGCAAAAATGTGTGTCATCGGGTGAGCCTCGCTGTTCTGCGCTCTACGTTCTCCCGCGCCCGCGCAATATCTGCGGCGTATTTGTTACGCGCTTTGTTGACGGTTTTTGCGCCGTCGCACGTCGGGCAAGGCCGCGATTGGTTGCAACATTTTGCAGGTGGTTTTTCCCGTACCCTGACACGTTGGGCAGGGGGTATCCTCGTCCGTTTGGCCGGGATTGGCGGTGAGCCAGTCCGCGAATGATACGGGGGTTATGGTGATGTTTACTGTGATGTTTCTCATAAGTGCCTTCTTTGAACGTGTGTTCTAATTTGCTCTGTATGTCACTTTTATTAGCCCGTGACGCTGTTTATCAGGTAGGCGTGCTCTATCGCCCGCCTAATNGAGTCGCCCCGCCAATTTGGGAGTTGTCGATGCCCCCGGCTGCACTGCCGCCGGGGGCAATCCCGTCACTTGTCTCAGAGATTTCGCGCAAATCTGAGGCAATGCCGGCGATCATCAGGGCCAGCGGCTCGAAGCGCGTCACGAGTTTATCAGCCCCTTTGCCCATTTCATTAAAGGCGGTGGTTGAATTTGATTTCATTTCACCGGCTTTGGTCTTAACGGCGTCTAAGGATACACCTACGCCGTCAACAGATTGTGTGGTGGTTTCGGCGGCAACGTCGATCTCAACGCCGGTTTCCCCGCCCCCTCCAATTTCTTCACCGACAATGCGCATCGCCTCATCCATTAAATTTTGCTCTGCCATTTTAGCGGCGATGGCCTCTTTTGCACCGGTGGCAACCACGTTAGCAAGATTTTCAGACAAAAGCCGGGTGGCCTCGGCTCCTACGGCCTCGCTGTCTGATGCCTCAATAGCATCAAGCAGTCCCTGGTACAATGGATTACCGGCGGCTTGTGATTGGAACGCCTCCATAAAACCCATATCGCTTGGGTCTAATCCATCAGCCAGAGCGCCCATTCGCCGCCCGAAATTTTCATCAGGGTTTACGTCAAACATTCCATCAATGCCAGGGACTACGGCCTCCATATCGCTAAATGACGCATTGACCGCGCCGGATAGCGTGCTTGATAGATTGTCGGCCACATCCTTAAATGTGCTGCTCAGGGTGTCCGGCAAATCCTCAAAATCGTCTTTAATCTGTGCCGAAAAATCACCGTCATTGGCTTGCATCTCAACGGCGTTGTTAAGGAGTGCGGCGTCATTGCCGGCTTGTTTTTCGAGGTTCATCATCCGCAACTGTTCGGCGGCGGTCATGCTGGCGGTGGTTACGTCATCCAGGGCGGCGGCATGGGCTTCGGCGGCGTCCCTGGCGTAATATGCCGCTAATCCCGTGTAACGCAATTGTTCAGCGTTGGCGGCTAATGCGCGGCTCTCTTTGTCAATTACGGATTTTAGCCTTGTCGTACTCCTTGTGAGTTGTTCTAATCTCAAATAATAACGCAGGATGCTCGGCGGTAAGGCGAGATAATAATTTTTCGTACTCTTCAAAACTACCGGTAACTGCAATTAACCCACGGTCAAACGCCGCGTAATCTTTCACGCCGGCTGTTAGTGCGTCTATCAACTCATCCTGAGTCCTTGCCGTTACCGCTGTTTGGGCTGCGAGTTCCGCTTGTTCGGTTCTAACCTGTTTAATGGTTTCAGTGGCGGTTATAAAGGTCGCCCACCCATTAGCGGCCCGAATCACCTGTTCGTTAAATCCGCCCATTATCGGAATCAATTTATTTCCAATCGTTTCACCCAGGTCGCCTACCGCATTTTCTGCGGCGATAAAGTCCCCGTCTGCTTCACGAGCAGCGGCGGCGCTCCCAGAAAATTGCCGTTCAAGTTCTCCTAAGATAATACCTTGGGCACCGGCCAAATCATTAGCGGCGGTCATCGTCTTTATTTGCTCTTTTTGCTGCTCGGTAAATTGAATACCAACGCGGGAAAGCGAGTTTAGACCCTCAATGGGACTATTCAACGCTTTACCAATTTGGACAGTGGAACTTTTTAAATCCTGATTCATCGCCGTGCTAACATCCAAAATGGACGTGAGCGCACGCGGAAAAACATTTTCCCCGACGTTGGTAAATGTCAACAGTAACGACTCGGCTCCAATCGTGGCCTCATCGCCAAAATTTGTAAGATTTTGCAACTCACTTGCCATCGCCTTTAGTTGCTCTGCGCTCAAATTTGCCGCGCCGCCAGTCGATTTTATAGCGGCAGCAAGTTGTGCTTCGGCAGCGCGTTGCACTCTGGCAAGGTCAATTATTTGGCGGCTAAATTCCGCCAATTGCCGAGCAACAACAACTATCCCCAATGCACCTATTGCCTTTTTTAGCCCGCCTATGCCCTGAGTGAATGAAGAAACCTTTTTGTTTGCGGATTTGAAACCCTCTGCGGTTTTATCTTTCGCAGAAAGTAAAATCTGGATTACATTTTTTGAAGCCATAGGTCACATTTTTTCTCAGCTATGTTACAATGTTCAGACGCTCACCATTGACTAATAAAAAAACCCCGCCGGTTCCCCGGCGAGGCTTTGGAAACCAGCCATTATAAAGTCCCTCAAACCCGCACTGCACAAACTGTTATCCTAAGTTAGCGCCGACAATTCATTTACACAGATTATGCTCCCAAGGGCCGCAGCGGTTCCATTATATCTGCACCGCATTGCGCCGGTCACAATGTCGTTGCCATCCTGTTCACCGAGCGCCTCAAAACTTTCCCACTTGCCAAGCAATTGAACTTGCAGCGTCTTGTAGCTGTAGGTCGTCCCTGGCGTAGCGGGGGCCGTTCCCTCGAATGTCAAGGCAACAGAGCGTGCTGTTTTTGCGCGAAACGCGGCGATTTCCGCCACGGCGGTTGAGTCGTGCTCGAAGGTGATATTGAGCATAATTTCCGGCATCACGTTTTTGACAAACGAGAAGTACACCACGCCATCAGCCGTGAATACCGCTTGCATCCCGGTTGTGACGGACAATTCCATATTAAGCAATGTGTTCGCCTTGTTTGTGGTTGCCGGGTAGGTGCTGGCCGGGTCAATGTAGAGCTTGCCCTTACTGAATAAAATTTCCTCAACCGTTGGAATTGACAATGCCCCGGTATAAGTAGTCGTAGTGCATTGCCGTCCTTCCAGCGTGGCCGACATCATTAGCGCCTCACCCGCATTGCCGGAAAGCGTGAACTCACGGACGAAACAATACTCCGCTTCCTCCGCTTGTTGATCGTCACCGTATTCAATAGTGTAGGTTTGTGGCGTATTCTGTGCCGTGGTCGCAAAGGGGTAGGTGTAAATATAGTCTGTTCCCGCGCCGTCCTGCACACCTGCCACGTCTTTAATACCCCCCGCCAGAATATACGGAAGCTGTTCGAACGTTGCCGGGGTTTCCTCTAGCGTGATTTCCGCGCCTAATTTGGGGGTGTATGCTCTGTCCAACCCGCCCAAAATGCCAACGTCCTCAGCGGGAAAGACTATCTCGCGGGTATCTGCGCCGGTGCCCTCTCCGCGCCAAATCGTTGATGCGGCCACGGCAGTTCCGGCTGTGCTCTCTTGGCCCACCTGGATTTTCCGCAGTGCTTTAATTCCTGCCATTGTTATTGCCTCGCTTCCGTGGCTTGTTGGCATTCGGACGTTGATATAATCCTGTTGCTACCAGCCAAATTTCACCACCGTGTTTTTTAACTTCATCGCCACTTAAGTCGCGTGCCGGGATGTCCGGTATCGCCGCGCCGTTTCCTACGTAAATTAGTTTCATTGGATTTTTACCCCGATGGTAAATACCGGCCCGTATACGGGATATGGGCCAAATTTTGACGGCCCGTAACTGTAATCAATTGTCGTCATCGTGTCACACGTACCGCCCAGCGTCACATCAGCCCGCAGCGCGTCATAGATTGATTCAACAAAACCGATAAGTGCAGCCCTGTAACGTGGATAATCATCCTCTTTTACAAATACAGAGCAGCGGATAACATGAACACCTTTTCTGAAAGTTTCGGATGGAGTAAAGTTGCCGTCTGCTGGTTCCGTCACAACAAAAGTTCCATTGTCTAAACTGTCAATGATACCGTGACCGGGGTCACTGATGCCGGAAATTGCAACTACCGTCGCTTGAATATCGGCGATACAATCAGTTAGATTTTTCGCCATTACCGAATAGCCTTTTTAATAAATCGGTTAAAGACTCCCTCTACCTTGCGCTCTATTTTTTGCTTAATCTTCTCAGAGAAGCCCCGTGCCCTGATACCTGGTCGGTTTACTTTTTTGCTGATAAAAACAACACTCCCGCGTCCCGCTCCACTTTTAAGGCTTCCCGGCTTGGTTTTGCTGCGCCAATCGGATGACATAATCGCCCGACGCACACGGGTTCCGAGGTCAACATAGCCATAGATTTTGCTATCAGTTCCGGCTAATACCTCTATGCGATCTGCCCTGCCGTTGATTTCTACCGTAAAATCGGGTTTATTATTCCAGGTGCGTGCGGTTCCGGCGTACAGTTTGGTGGTTTCCTTGCCTAAGTGTTCCGCGCTTTTGCGTGTGGCTTTATGTAATTGCTTTTCAGTTTTTCCCATTGACTTCAGGAACTGGTCAATGTTTGTACTGATTACAAAATCAGGCATTATCTGGCCCGCCTCGTCATTACTCGCAAGCGATTACCTTGTCCGCCTTGGTCAGCAACTTGAAAAATCTCATACCGCACGGTACCTACTTCTATGGCGTGCTCCTCGGTAATCGTTGGTAAAGTGCCGCTTGTTTTAGCAAACCAAAAAACATCAGTAACCATAATCACCGCGCCGGTATCTGTCATTAACTCAAATGCGTCTCGTTGCTCGTGCGTGGCTGTCAATCCGGTATAGGCATTGCTTTCGCTGTAGCCGCCCGACATCGTTTTGGTAATTACATTGACGGTGTGTTGCTTTCGGTTGCGCCTCAATCTACTGGCTTGCATTACGTGTACTCGCTATTACTGCCCGTGTAGGCGTCATCACGTGACAGCGTAATAGAGCCACTGCCACTTGTCCGCGCCCTGGCCCGGTACGCCTTGGCAAGTTCGGTGTAATATTCAACGTTGTCGTTGGCCTGCTGGANAACTTCGCCTTCGCGTTCAGAGCCAAACACTTGCGCCCATTCGGCCCGCAAAATCTCNAATACTTGTGCTAGTGCGGCAGTTACGCTGCCCTCATCGGTCAGGATGAAATCAAGCTCTCCATCTGAGAAATTACGCCCGTCTGGTCGCGGCCCTTCGTTCTCTACCGTGTCACCGGCCCGCAGGCGTACTTTGTCGCGGTCAATGGCTATACTGTCGGAGTAAGTGAAGGCCATTAGTCAACTTTCTTGGTTGCATTGCGTCGGGTTGGTCGTTTGCGTGGTTTGGGTTTTTCCGGTTCCGGCGCAGATTCCAGTTTGTCCGACCAGCAAAACGGGCAACGGTTGCCGCGCCCATTGTGATTAATTGGCCTTGCTATTTTTCCGCAATCGCTGCAAATCATTAGCTATTATCCGGGCCGGCTATTTCAATCCATTTGGGGTTGCCGAAGATAAACATTTTTTGTCCTCTCTAAAAATGGGGCGAGTTACCCCGCCCCATTTATCAGGTCATTAAGTGGCTGTACCATCAGCCCAGGTCGCGTTGTTTGTGTATCGCGCCGTTCCATTAGTGCGGTCTGCAACCCCAACCCCAAACCGAAGTTTGAGCATCAGGTATTGCAGAGGATGCGCCGGTGAACCATTGCGCGGGTCATTCGCGGCCATTACGTTGATGCTGTTTTGGCCTTTCCGCACGCGCACCTTAAGCGGGTTNCGCTGGCTCAGATTGCCGTAAGACTTAAACCCAAAGCCGTAATACTGAGGCATTCCGCGCACGACATAAACTACGCTGTCGTGGATAACGCCAATCGGGTAGGTTCCCTGCGTGTCGGCTGCGCCGTTCACGGCGGCAAGGCTGGTGTTGGCCCCGTAGTTGATATTACTTTCCGCAATTGGGGTGAAGTCAGACAAGCTCTTGATGGTGGTTTCATCACTCGGCCCCGCCAAAAAAGTGTAAGGCGGTTCGTGTCCGTGCTCTCTCAGTTCGGCTTTTGCGTCACTAAACACAGCATTTGTAAACGCGCCACCGGCAATCCCTACATAATGCTCGTGAGTGCTGGAAAATGAGGTGCCACCCATCGAGGGCGGGGTATAGTCCACATTAGTCGATGCGGCGGTGGTGGCAAAGCCGGGGGAATATCCACCCGTACCAAGCCCCTTATTAGCGCCGCTGTCGTCACCGCGCTGCAATACACGGCCTAAAATTTTCTGCCGCCAGATGTCACGGGCATCCTTGATGGCGTCGGCAATATCGGCCTGAATTTGCTCCATCCGGGCATCCTCAAGATAATCCCACGTCCACCCAAGGCCGCGATCATAAACGATGTAGGGCAACATATGCCCTTCGGTTTCGGCCCGCTGCGCGTCAGGTTTGCCGTATTCAGTATGAATTTCAAACCCATTGGACACGCCCATTCGGTATTCGGTGTCTGGTTGGTCTGTAACGGAAACCAAGCCACCCCACAAGCCGGATGTAAGTTCGATGTTCAGAGCGCCCAAAGCACCTTTTAGCTGGGCGGCTACGGCATCAACGCTGGTGCCGTCCGCTAATTCCCAATTTTTCAACGCGGTGGCATCCCACCCCGTTAACATAACTAAGCTGCTAGTGTCTCTTGGCCCAATAGCCATTTGTCATTTCCCCCTTAAGCCAGACTAACCGTGGTCGGATTGACAAACAGCACAGTGGCGCTTTCGTTCCAACCTGCGATAGTGGTTTTGGTTCCGGCAGTTTCGGCGGGTTCCCCGGCGGTGTCACTGGCATAAACAATCGCGCCAACTGTGGCCCCGGTCAGGCATTTCACCGGCCCGTAAACAACAACGTCGATGCGGTCTGCCGCTGATGCGCCCTGGATAGCAACCCCGGCCACAACCTCAACGGCTGTGGTGATTGCGGGGTCAACAAACCCATCAGACTGCATACTTACCAATTCGCCGGCGGCAATTGTGGCCCCGGCAGTGAAGCGCCGCAAAATAGCGCCTTCCAACGGCTTGATATTTTTCGCCGTAGTATCTCTTGCAATAGCCATCCTCTGGCCTCCTTAGTTCCGAATTCCTAATGATTGTTTGAGCGCACTTACGCTCACGTTATACCGCGCCGCCATTTCTTGAACTTCTTGCTCTGACATTCCCGGCGCTGGCGTATTGCCATTCAACCCCGCACCGCCGTCTGTCTGTGTCACCGGCTGTGATCTCGGCATCGCGTCAAGCAGTACCAATGCATCAGCTTCCAGTTCTTCTTCGGTATCACCCCGGAGCCGGTCAGCGAGTGCGGCAGGGAGATTGTGTTTGGCGCTTATACTGGCTTTGATGCGAGCAAGCTCGGCAGCGGTGGCCCGTTGTTCGGCCTCGATGCGCTGCGCATCTGCTTTCTCCCACATTTCCTTGTACTTGCCTTGTTGAGCAAGCGCCTCGCTTTCCTTCGCCGCCAATACTTTCTCGGCTTCGATTTTGGCTTTGCGGTGTTTGGCGTTTTCAGTGCGAAGGTCTTTGACCACCTTCTTTGCCCATTCCGGCAAATCTCCTACAGATTGAGCCGCCGCCGGTGGCTGGCTTGTCGGTTCGGTGTCCTGCACGTTTGCCGGTTCTGTCGGTTCGTTGGTTGGCTCCTGGCCGGTCACTTTTTCACTCACGTTTTTTCGCTCCTGGCTAATAGGTGAGAAATAAAAAAACCCCACTGATAAACAGTGAGGCTACAATTACGAGACTGTTGCAAAGCCGAGGCCCGGTGCTTTGGGCGAGGGCGTGCTATTTGATGTAATTATATCAGAACATAGTTTCTATGTCAAGCACTCTAGGGGTGAGAGTGCTAAAATATCTCTTTCAGTGACGGCGGCTTTTTGCCCGTCACAAGTTCGAATATGCCGGAGGCGGCCATAATGAAACCGCGAATGATTTTGGCGTAGGCGGTACGGCGGCGGTCGGTCATCGGCTCACATTCCCAGCTTTGTTTCGGTATTCAAAGTGGCAATGACAATTTGTGCGGCAAACACTTTCGCCAATAGTGGGCAATGCTCCAATTGGCTGCCACCCCCTCCCGGCAAAATCCACACAATCCAGGCAATGGTCGGCCTTACCTAGTACCCTCATTTCCTCATTGTACCCGCCCTGTTCGTGCAATCGGCCCCGCATCGCCTCATACGTGCCCCGTGCGGCGTCGTTGTACATTCGAGAGCGCCGCAAGAAACGACCGTTTAACTTCTGTGTACCGCTTTCGATTTCGGTCAAAAAGCTATCAAGATATTCAAGCTGTTTGTCAATGCGTCCCTGAATAAATCGCTTATCCGCTCCCGACAATTGCGTCCAGCCGCCACGAGCCGCAGCACCCCCGGCCTGGTGTACCTGCTCGACAATGCGCCCCATTTCGAGCCGCCAGCGGGCCGGGTTAATGGCCCCACTGATTAATTGTCCTCCTAGCTGATCTGCACCAGCATACCCGTTCGCGAGCGCCTTATCGAGAATGGCCCGTAGTACCACCGGTGGAATATTGCGCCGCCGCTGTACATCGTAATAAATGAGGACGGCCACGAGCCATAAAAAAACGGTGTCCTCGTCTTGCTCGGCATCGGCTTGCAGCAATAGTGCGTATTCATCCGGCGCAATGTCTTGCCAGTAGGCATCAGCGGCGCTTTGGACAGTGGTGGTTGGTTTACCCATTATTGCGTAATCCCCGTTGTTGTGTCGGCTAGCCCTAAATCATCCTCTCGTTGTTTGTCGGCTAACATTTGCGCTATTTCTTCCTCACTCTTACCCATTAATCGCCACCGGCTTACAATTGGATATTGACCGGCCTCAAATTCCTTGGCTTTGGCTTCGTACTGTGCGAGCGTATCAACCGTTGCCGGGTCTGCCCACTCGAATTTAATTTGCCCCGGCAGGTCCCCACCACCCTTGAGCCGGTACAATTTCCGCGCCAGGTTAAATGCCTTGCGCCACGCGCCGCTTAAAGTAACCTGTTTTTGTTTAACCTGCGCCACAAGTGACTGTTCCATTGTTTGCAATGCTACGCCGGAAGGNGCTTGCTGACTGCGGTCAAACAACCACATTGGCCAACCCTTGACGAGCGCGATTACCTGTACCCAACTCATTACGCCGCTCTCGAATAACTGTGCTAAATCGCCTGGCTGAACTCGTTTCACGCTACCCCCCGCCTCCGTGGTAATGGCCTCGTGTGGCCCATAGGTGATTGTGTCATCATCTTGCATATCATCAGTGGCAATATGCAATAGTGGAAACCCGTGCATATCAATGGATCGGTCAAATACACTAAAATTGTGGTTTAATACTTCTTGAATATTCACCACGTCATCCAACTCACTGCCGCACGTATTTTCAAACGGTATTACCGGATTGCCAAGCGGCTTACCTGCCAACGCGCCGTTTTCTGTCCACGGCTGCGGGTTCGGTATGCCCAACTCTGCCGGCGATAGTTGCCGCCAGCCCCCGGCAGTGCTCTTGGCGGCCTCAAAGCGCTCTATATAGCCATCGGTGTAAATGGTTAGCCTGCGCTTCCCCGTCTCCCCTGCCTTTAGCGGGTTCCAGACTGTCCACCGTTTAGAAGCAAATATCAAATTATTGTCGCTATCGTAATGGAGGCGTATCAATCCATCCGCGCCATCGTACAATAAATTGGGCGTGAACGTTGGCTTTTGTAGCGCCTCATTCCACCCGACGATAACGGCCACCGCCTTATCACGTAGCGCCGCCGTGTAGATTTCCGGCTGCAAAGCGTAAGCGTCGTTGTCACCACCCTCGTCCGGCTCGGTGGCATCGCTCCACCACCGCCGCGCCTCGTCTGCGTAGCCCTGGCTTTGCTCATCAATCGGCGTGATGCCATCCTCCGGTATATTGAGCCGGTCAGCCGCGATTGACACTGCCCGTTTACATATGTTGCCAAAACTGGTAAGCTCTTTCGTCAAATACTCCTTTTGCCGGTCAGTGAGCTTCACGCCCTGGTTGCCCTCATAAAAATCCCGGTAGGTTTGTAGTGTGGCTTCTTCTTCTTCAATCGCATTGGCCGCAGCTCGGAGATAACTGAGCCTCAATTCGTCGCTGTAATTAACTGGCATATCGTGTCACCTTTAATTTTGGTCGAGCTGCGCCATACCACGCCAACGCAAGCGCCATAACTGTGTCATCGTGCATCCCGTCCGGTGCATTGTAGCGGACTAACCCAGATGGCAAACGTTCCATTTCATAGGCTTGTAACTCGGCTATCTGTACCGGGTCACTTAATATTTTGATGTCCCCCCGCTCGAAGGCCACTTGCAACGCCTCAATGATATTGGTTTTTGTGGCGTTGGTCGTGGTAAATCCTTTGACCGGGAGCCGCATCCGGCGCAATTGCTCAATAATCGGGTCGCCTATACTGTTGGCCTCAGCAATGATTGTCACCGGCTTAAATCGCTCTGCTAGCGCTGCTAATCGCTGAGTCTGTATGTGGTAATCAATTTGATTAAATCTATCCATTGCTACCTGTTGATGCGTTTTAATATCAATCACGCTAATGACGGTAAAATCGTTGTACTTGCCCCAATCAACCCCGAACACGTATTCACTTCCGCGCCGTTCGTCTAATGCGACACTGATTACCGCATCCATTACTCGCCGGAAAACGCCACCCGCATCGTCTATAAATTCGGCCTCGAATTCTTGCAAGAACACCCGTTCCGGTAACGTGCGCTGCGCCTCGTCAACTTCTTTTTTTGGTATATATGGATTAGAGGATGTTGGAAATTTCCAACTTTTATACTTGTCGTCAGATTGCCCGCGCTGCCATAATCGCCAAAACCAATTGCGCCCTTTGGGGGTGCTGATAAACAGCGCTTTTCCTTGCCGGTCTGTCAGTGCCGGCCTTAACGCCTCTGCCCACGCTTCCTCTTTAATAAAAGCGCACTCGTCCATTACCACAAAATCAAGCGCTTCCCCGCGCAAACTGTCGGGGTTGTCTGCGCTACGAATGGCAAACTCGCCGCCACCGGGTAGGACTATTTGGCGGTCAGCGCGGCGTATCTCCGCGCCAATTTGCCCCCCGATACGCCGCGCCGGTCGCCAGCCCATCTCGCTCATTTTGTAAGACGGAGCAACCCACCACGCCCGCCCACCCTGGCTGGCAACGTCAAGGCACTCGTTTACACCTAGTCGTGTTTTTCCCCAACGCCGCCCGGCGCTTAATATCTTGAACCGCGCAGACGACAAATGCACCTCCTTTTGACCTATATGTGGATGTGCGTTAATTGTTATCGGTCGCATCCCAATTCACCACAATCGCGCCGCCACCCGCGCCCGTTATCTCTTGCCGTGGCCCCCAGCCGCGCCGCTTCGCCTCCGGCGAATTATTCAGCGTGTAGAAGATGGCGCTATTGTCGCCGCCGATGACATTGCGCCTCAATGCGCTTTCGGCAATGTCCACCAACTCCTCGCGGGTATCAGATAGCACGCGCTGAAGGCGGGGGGAGGCGTTGATTTTGTTGTAGACGTGCGTGCGCGAATAGCCCATCGCTTTCGCCGCCGCACTGATATTGCCCGCCNTCTTCTTTAGTGCATCCTCAACTTGTGTTATCGTCAATGCCATTTTTATATTGCCAACTTTTGTAAACCGGCCTCAGCCGTGTTTACCAGTTCCGGCGTTTGGTTCAGAATGTTTTGCCGGATGTGCCGCGTTATCGCTCCCATCATCAGTGGGGGAACGCTGTTGCCGATACGTCTATTTACTATCTTAAAATCACCTATAAATTTGTAATCATCTGGGAAAGCACCGATTCTTGCCGTTTCTACTTGGTTTATATATCTCGGCTTTTCCCAATGTAAAAATGTGCCGGTAAGGAAATTCATTTCCTTACCGATTGTATATCCCGGTTTATCTGGGTGTAGCTTCCTATATGCGTTAGAGTACCAGGCATTTGGTCTTAACCCCATTGGTAAATCTTCAAAATTTCCCCCATTTGGTATTGCATTCCATCTTTTTAACATTTCTCCTTCAAATACTTTTCCCCCATCATAATTACATTGTTTCACCGCAATCGGCCTACTTTCCGCCTTCGGGTGACTTGGCTCAATTCCCAAGTCATCCCGAACCCCGATGAA